AAAGAATTGCTTGACTAGGGTACCGTTTGGTACTAATTGTCACGTATAGACAACCCGGAGACAACAATGACTGATGCTACGACAGCACCGTCGGTAGATGACCTGACGCGTACATACGTTAAAATTCGCACCCGGCTGCAGGAAAAAGCAGCTGCGTTCAAAGAAGAAGAGGCAAAGCTGAAATCGCAGCTTGACCTCATCAAGCGCGCTCTGCTTGATTACTGTTCTGAACACGGTGTCGAAAGTGCCCGCACTGCGTACGGTACGTTCTACCGGACTACAAAAACCCGCTACTGGACTAGCGACTGGGAGGCCATGCACAAGTTCGTGCTGCAGCAAGAGGTGCCTGACTTTTTGGAGAAGCGCCTTAACCAGTCAGTGGTCAAGCAGTTTCTGGAGGAAAACCCTGAACAGGTGCCTCCCGGGTTGAACACCGACGTGGAGTACGTCGTAACTGTGAGGAAGACCTGATGGCCAGCACGTATGTCCCCATCAAAGACGTCGCGGACTATTTCAACGTGTCCGTCTCTACAATTCGGAACTGGATTCGCAGCGGAACCATTCCAGAAGATACCTACATCAAGGCCGGAGAGACTTACCGTTTCAGCCTTGATCGGGTAGAAAACGCGCTACTGCGCAGCAACGAGTCGAAGGAGAACGACAAATGACAATGGACCTTTCTGCGTTCGAGGGGAACGCACTGGTATCGTCCGACGCTTTCAAGCGGATGATGGAACTGAACAAGGCGCTGTCTGGCGGCGGCGGTGCTACAAGCCGTCGTATCAGCATCAGGGGCGGTCGCTTCCGTGAGATGGTCAACGGTGAACAAGTGAACGTCAACAGTTCCGGATCGCTTAACGTGGTCGTGCTGGGTACGTCGAAGATCGGCCGCACCTATTTCGAGGGTACCTATGACCCCGAGAACCCGTCGGGGCCAACATGCTGGTCTGCGGATAGTGAAACCCCTGCAGCGGATGTTCCGGCCGAGAAGCGCAAAGCCGCCGCGTGCCGTAATTGCCCGATGAACATTAAGGGTTCGGGTCAAGGAAACGGCCGCGCGTGCCGCTTCAACCAGCGTCTGGCTGTCGCCATAGAGGGACAGTACGACAAGGTGTACCAGCTGCAGCTTCCCGCCACATCGCTGTTCGGTGATGCCAAAGACAACAAGTACGGCATGCAAGCCTACGCACGGTTCATGGATGCACGTGGCTTCCCGGTCAGCGCCGTGGTCACCACTGCGTATTTCGACGAGAACAGCGAGACACCGAAGCTGTTCTTCAAGGCTGCGCGGCCCCTGAACGATCAAGAGTTGGTGCAGGTCGAGGCACTGATGAACGATCCGGACGTGAAGAAGGCAACCACGCTGACCGTGTATCAGCGCGACGAAGGTGAAGACCGCGCTGGCTCCAAGCCGTATAACCCGAAGTCGCAAGGGTTTGAAGTTGACGACACGCCTGCACCGAAGGCCGCAGAAGAGCCGGTCGCAGAACCTGCCAAGCGCGAAAGCAAACCCGCGCCGATGGCGGAACCCCAACAGCTGAATAACCTCGTGCAGGCGTGGGACGACGAGTAATATAGTGGTGGGGCGTTCGCGCCCCGCCCTCACACGAGCGGGGGTAATCGCATGGACACGAATACGTTTCTGTCCAGCACGTTGGCAAGTGATGGGTACTATTGTCTGTGGGTATTTAATCGGGCTAACGAGCGGAAGATACAGAAGTTCTACGACACAATAGAGCAGCTGGAAGCTGCCGCACTGGACTATGACCGCAAGGGATGGGATGCGTACTTCGCCCTTGCAACATTCAAGAATAACCAGAACCGCACGTCAGCCAACGCACACAAGCTGCGGTGTTTCTTTTTAGATTTGGATTGCGGTCCTGAGAAAGACTACCCGGATCAGGTGACTGCGGTGCAATCATTGCAGAATTTCTGCATGCGGATGGCCTTGCCGAAACCAATGCTGGTCAATAGCGGACGAGGTATCCACGTCTATTGGATTATGGATCGCGACCTGACACGCGACGAATGGCAGCCAGTAGCGGACCAACTCAAGGCATCGTGCCTTCAGCACAATTTCCCGATGGACTCATCGGTGCCCGCAGACGCGGCACGCATCCTGCGTATACCGGGAACCCACAACCACAAAGACAGCCCGCCATCACCAGTTACTGCGTTATCCCAAGCAGGGGCAAAGCGCGTGTCGTTCGAAGCGTTTGCGTCAAAGTTTGACGGGGTCGTGGTCAAGAAGCCTCGGTTCACGCCGAAGGTCATGGATGCTGTGACGCAGCAGCTTATGGGCAACAAGACCAATAACTTCAAGAAACTGCTTACCCGGTCCGACCCATGTGCGCAGATCCTGCACGCTGCGCTGAACCAGCGTAGTATAGATGAACCGCTGTGGCGCGCCGCGCTGTCTATCGCTGTGCACTGCGAAGATGCCGACAAGGCAATTCACGCCGTATCCAAAGAGCACCCGGAATACGATCCGCGCCTGACCGAAGAAAAGGCCAGTCGGATCAAAGGTCCATACCTGTGCAGTCGGTTCGAAGAATATAACCCCGGGGGCTGCGACGGGTGCCCGCACAAGGACAAGATCAAGTCGCCCATCGTTCTAGGTAGCGAGTTGCGCGCCGCCGAAACCGAAGAAGAGCGCACAGTGGAAGTGCCTGCGGACGTACAGTTTGACAGCACGCTGCGCACCCAGAAGGTGGTCGTACCGAAACCCCCAGCGCCGTACATACGAGGCGTCAACGGAGGTGTCTACAAGCAGACCAAGGACGACGACGGTGATCCAGTTGACGTCTTAATCTACCACCACGATCTGTATGTGACGCGTCGTGTTTATGATGAGACGTTTGGTGACGGGGTTCTTGTCCGTCTGCATCTGCCCCAAGACGGTATGCGTGAGTTCCTCGTGTTGCAGAGTGCCGTGAACTCCCCAGACAAGCTGAAAGAGGCGCTGAGTTCGCGTGGTGTAACTGCCAAGACCAAGAAGCAGTGGGATAACATAGGATATTACATCATGGACTACGTAGATCACCTGCAGGCCAAGGAACCTGCTGACAAAGCTCACCGTCAGATGGGCTGGACCGAAAACATGGGGTCGTTTGTCCTCGGAGAGAAGGAATACTTCCCCGGTAACGTACGGCACAGCCCGCCCACAGAGCCGACACAGACTATCGTGAAGTACATGAAGCCCAAGGGTACGCTGGAGAAGTGGAAGGAACTCATGCAGTTCTACAACCACGAAGGTATGGAACTGCACCAGCTTATAATCTGCAGCGCTTTCGGCGCGCCCCTGATGGAATTTACGGCTATTCCTGCGATGCTCATGCACCTCGACGGTCCGACCGGGTTCGGCAAGTCAACGACACAGGCAGCCGCCGCGAGTGTGTATGGCAAGCCCGACGGCATCATGATTAAACACGATGACACGAACGCATCGACGTTCAACAGGTTCGAGATGATGAAGAACCTGCCCATCTATCTGGACGAGTTGACGAACTGTGCGCCGTCCGAGGCCAGTGCAATCGCGTACAGTCTGTCTGCAGGGCAGCAGCGCATGCGTATGTCAGGCGGCTCCAACAGAGAGCGCGAACGTGGAGAGCCGTGGCACCTGACCGCCGTCAGTTCCGGCAACGCATCCCTGATGGCAATCCTTGAAGCAGGCAAGGCGCGCCCCGACGCAGAACGCGAACGAGTGTTCGAAATTAACATCAAGGAATACATCTACCCGTACCCGAAGCCTGTGGCGGATGCCTTCCAGCGGGCTATCAACGGGCAGTCCTACGGTGTAGCCGGGCCAGTATATATTGAGTGGTTGGTCAACAACCGCGAGACCGCGCGGGACTTCCTACTCAAGACCCAAGAACGGTTCGACGCCGCGTGCGGATTGTCGTCCACTAACCGGTTCATTTCGGCATCGTTCTCGGCGTACCTCGCCGGAGGAATGCTGGCCAAGCAGCTTGGTCTTATCGACTTCAACATGCGCAAGGTCTTCGATCTGGTGGTCCGTCTGGTCCGAGAGCGGCTGGAGAACAATAAAGAGGATGTACGGTCCAGCTTGGAGTTCTTGACCCAGTACATCACAGAGAACTGGAATAATGTGCTGCGCATCGAAAGTACCATGGACCGACGCGGTAAGGACAATACCGGGCTGACGGATGAGTTTGTTGTACCAGACGCAACGCCGAAAGCGTCCCTGATCGCACGGTGGGAACCAGACACAAAGCGCCTCTACCTGCTGCCGAAACCGTTCCAGAAATGGTGCGTTGACCAGCAGCTGCACATGAAGGGTCTTATGGACGACATCAAGCGGACTAATCCGGTAGCTTACAAAAAGGTGCGGATCGACAAGGGAACCAAGATGAACATGGCGGCTATTCACGCCTACGTGATCGACCTACCGGCTGAGGCTCTGGATGCGGGCACCGGGGATTGACGACCTCTTTCCTGATGGACTGCCCATCGACGTTGCATGGGACACATGGCGTGTCGGGCAGTCTATTTTCGTGCCATGCCTCAACACAAAGAAGGCCGTGGTACAGGCCCGGGCTGTGGCACGCCGGAAACAGTATACGCTGGAGTCTCAGGTCCGAATCGAGAATGGATATTTAGGGGTTCGCATCTGGAGAACCACATGATATAGATGGGCGTGTAACAACAGTCCTGTTGTTCTCCGCTTGTCTACTACCCCGCAGGTGCCCCCCGCCCTGCGGGGTTTTTTAGTTGAGGCCGAACTGCTCCCAGAACGTGGTCGGGCTGTCGTAGTCTGCCGCCATCTGCCGGATAATCGGCAGGTTCCGGTTGTTGAAGATCATGCCGTTGACCGCCCGCTGCGTTGTCTGTTCGAAGGTGCGCGCCGACCGCTTCAACGTGTCCCGAGTGATCGCCTGCTGCGGATGCCGCTGGTTGTATTCGCGGATGTCGGCCAGTACTTCTCGCATGCCGATTGCGTCGTTGTTCCGTCGAGCAAGATTCAGCCTCCGCATCAGCTTGGACTTCTTCTCTACAATCGCAGTGTCGATGTTCTTCAACTGCGTGTTGACTTCCAGCTGCCGGATGTAGTCCGCGGAGGAGAAGCCCATAGCTTGCGCCATAAGACTGTATGGCCCGAAGTCATCATAGATCACGTCACCGCGCAGGGTCTCTGCACCGCCTTGCGCGAACCGGAGGGCACGCATCACACTACCGATAGATGCGGGGAGGGAGGCTTCTGCCGCCCGGTAGTATTCTCCTTCGGACAACAACGCCGGAATACGCTCGCTGTACTTGATAAGCAGACTCGCAATCGGCCCCCCAGCGCCTTCGATGAGGTTCATGACCGCGCCTTGGCTGTCCGCACGGAGCGGTTCACGGTAGAAGGTGTTGGACAGACCGATACGGCTCGACATCTCGGTGCCGAAGAAATAGTTACCGATGCCCTTGAAGCCCAGTTCGCCAAGCGACGTGCGGACGATGGTGTCAAAGTCTTCTTCGTCGTCATCAGTGAACAGCGTGTCGAATAGTGCTGCAAACGCCCCGTACATGGGCAGACCGGATGCACCGGCCCAGAGGCCGACGCTGCCGACGATACCACCGAACTGGAAGCGTGCGACCTTCCGCATCATCAGGGCTTCGTTGTACTCGGGCGTACCCTCGCCATACATCTCGGCCAGTTTGGCTTTGCTTGGGAACGACTTGTTCGCCACTGACAGCAGCAGATTGTACATGGCCAGCGGGTAACGCCGGAACAGATAGAACGGCGCACCGATGTTGCCCTGCGCCAGCTTCGGCGCGGCGGCGGCAGAGATACTGCCGTTGGTCATCTCGGTCATGTACGCGGCCTTGTTGGCTGCGGCCTGCTTCTCTTCCACGGTCAGATCAGTTGGCTGCCCA